ATTTCTATATATTGCTTTGCTTTATATAAGTCTTTGATACCATCTTTGTATCTCCACCTTGTTATATATTTTACCACATTCCCCTCTGCAAAGTTCATTTGATTATCGTGTATATAGTCAAAAGGTTCTATCTCCATGTGGTAATGTATTGGATCTATATCTTTATCTAAATCTTCTTCGTCACTTAAACCGGGTATTGTAATATCTTCTGTATCTATTGTTAGTATATCTTCTGTATCAGGTTCTTTATTATATGCTTCAGTAAAGCTATATTGTTTATTCTTCATTTTTTCTTCTACATCCCATTCTTTTAGTTGTCTATATTCTTCCCATGATAAATTAGGGTAATTCTTTTTTCTATCTTGCCACTCCCCTTCTGTAAAATCCCCTTTAAAGTTGGGGTTATTCCATCCTGACGGCATATTAGTTAGTCTCCTCTATAGGATCCATAGGTGTTAATAAGTCTTTCATTACTACAAATATAGGGGTTCTATCCCCTACCCATGCTCCTTCAGTATTATATTCAAAGTATTCTACAGCTTCCATGTACGCTTCATCTCCTACTTCTTGCACCACAGCTAATCGTTCCTTAGCATCCATGTTTTCAAAATCATGTTCTTTTTTCTTTTCTTTATAGAAATCTCTAGCAAGTATCTCTATTGCTTTCTCCCTATCGTATATAGCGTAAGGTCCTTTAAACTGTTGGTGTCCTAACCCTATAAAAGCTTCTTTAAGTCCATCATAATATATAACTTCATCGTCATTTTCTTCACAATGGAATATATTTGTATGATCTAATACTTCTTCTTTATCCATTATTCTCCCTACTTTTTCTTAGCTTATTTGCTTTCTGTTCTTGTTTTTTTACACTCTTAGGAGTGAACTCTTGATATTTTCTATACNTATTAAGAGTATCTTCTTTTTGCATTTTCTTTTTAAATCGTCTCATTAACTTTTCAAAAGATTCATTTTTCTTTGCTGTTACTTCCATACTAATCCCAATCTATATTGTCTATTAAATTAAATTTATTCATGTCTTCAAAATCTGTTTTAGTCGCCCATGATGGATAACATACTTCCATATCAACTTCTAAAGGTATATTTAAACTATTTTCTTTCATAAGTTCTTTTACTTTAGGGGCTACTTCATCTACCTCATCTTTATGTACCTCACATATAATCTCATCATGTACTTGCAGTAGTAAATTACTTTGTTTATCCTTAAGGTATTTAGCTACAGCAACCATCCTCTCACTCATTATATCAGCACTTGTACCTTGAATTAAATAATTTACCCCTTTGTATCCAAATTCACTAGGTACTCTATATACTCTACCATATTTATTACGAACTCTGCCCTCTGTTTTAATAGTTCTAACAACAGAGTTAAAAAATCTTTTAGAACCTTTCATATTTTCTAGATAAGTTTTTTTATAATCAGCAGCTAGTTCAGGAGTAGTATTTAATTGCATGGCTAATTTATCTTTACCAATACCATATATAACTCCAAAAGTAATAGACTTAGCTAACTGTCTGTAAAATTTAAATTGAGGATCATCTTCAGTAATGTTAAAGGCTATCTTAGCTGCCTCCCCATGAAAATCAACATTGTCTTGTTTCATAAGCTCATTCATTTCTTCGTTATTAACATAGTTCATAAATACTCTAACTTCCATTTGAGAGTAGTCATAAGCTATCATTTTATAATCATCTCTAGGAATAAATAAGTTTCGTATTGCTATTTGTCTTGTATCTTGAGGATTAAATTTATCTCCCCCCAAAAAACTCCAAGTGTTTAATACATCATCAGTCAATTCTGTACTTGCATTACCACCTTTACTTGAGACTATAGCTGCTACTCTACCTTTGACATCTTCTTTGTCAGATTCAGATAAATGCCTATCTTCAACATATACTGTATCTCTAGGTATATTCTGTAAGTTAGGTGAGCTAGAAGATAGTCTACCTGTTACAGTACCCCAATTATTAAAACTAGTGTGAAGCACAGGCAGTTCTAAATAAGGTTCTATGTAAGTAGATCGTATTTTCTCTAAAGCTCTGTATTGTCGTACTAATCCTGCTAGAGGGGAGTTAAGTCTTACTAATGCTTCTTCGTTCCATGCTTCTGCACCTTTTGCAGTCCTTAAAGCAGAGTGTATACCCATACTATTAAATGTTTCCCCTAATTGCTTGGTACTACTTATATTAAATTCATATCCTACTAAATCATATATACGGTTTTTCAAGACTTCTATTCTAGTTATAGTCTTTTTATAGGCTATATTCGCATATTTATTATCTATTACGACACCCCTTCTCTCCATCATATATAAAGTTTTAGTTAGATCACATTGAAATTCAAATAATTCTAATTGTTTACTTGCTTCTAATTGAGCTAATCTATCATTATAAACTTTGTGAGTCCAATGTACGTCTTTTATACAATATGGACCAAGTACAGATGGTGGGGCTAAAGAGAAATCTTTAAACCACTTATTCTTTTTCAAAACTTTCTTAGTCTCTACGTCATAAGCTCCGGCTGTTTCCCCATAGCTTCGTATAATTGTGTCTGTTAAACTTAATCTATTTATTATGGTAGATTCAGTCATTCTAACCATGACTAATACATCAACAAGTTTCATCTTGTCTATGTTAATACCTTCATTATCCAAGAATTTGCTATCAAATTTTACATTATAGCCTATGATAGTATCACACTTATCATTTATAAAGGCTACTAATTCATTTAATTCAGCTTGAGTTAGATTAGGTTCTTCAGATTGATGCCTAAATGGAAAGTAATATGCTTCCGCACCTTTATAATTCAATGGGACTAACCCAATACCACATATCTGATTCATATTATAAGGATTAAGTCCGTTGGTTTCAACATCAATAATCCATTCTGAAGTATCTGGTAAAGAATTTAAAGTATCTGTAAATGTTTTTGAGTTTACGATCATAGGTAATTGTTGCGAACTCCCCGAAAGGACATCTGTCGAGGAGTCTGCTGTTATGGAGGTTGGTACTCTAGAATAAAGAGTCGTCATTCTCGTCAATAGCTACAGCATCAGATGGTACATCTTCAGTATCTGTATCTATATTCCCATATCTTTGACTTAAATACTCTTTAATCGGAGTTAAATTCTTTACTTCTGCTTGTTTTGATTCAGGTAACTCGAAAGCTCCTGCTGTAGAAGTAATTGTATAAGTAGTGTCTAAACTAGAACCTCTTCTTCGCACTCTCATAACATTTTTATCTAGTGCATTATTATCTTCGTATATATCTACGAATTGATTCCAATTACTATTCTGTGCCCCAAAAGATAGAGTTAATACTTTAAAGTCATTAACAGTTTCTTTATAAAGCGTTGATCCCGATGGACTAGTTACAGCTTCCCATGAATCTACTCTTTGTTCAGTATGTAGTATTTCAGTTACATACCCCCAAAGTGCAAACTTATGTCTTGGAGACTTTTTTCTACCATCTTCATAAACCATTGCTTCACTTGGAACAGTTCTTACAGGGTCCCCGTTTTCAACTAAAACGCTTGTCCAACCTTTATCACCCTCTTGAAATTCATATACATAAAATTCTTCCATATGTATATCACCTTCTTCTCCTGTGGCTATAGATTTCATGAATACTTGATCCCCATCTTTTAGCCATACCTCTTTACCATTAGCTTCAGAAGATTGAGAAGCTCTAATTTCTTTACTTGTTATATTATTTTGGATCATACCAATTCCTGACATGTGTCCTCCTTTACCAATATTTTTTATCTTTAATTACATTGTTAAGTATATCATAAGATTTGATATCTTGAACATCTTTATATTCTTTAGGTATATTTATATAGGAAACTTTAGTTTTATTACCTAATAACTTCATAGCTCTTTCTTTACCTATTTTCCCGGCTTCATCATTATCTAAACATAGTATAATTTCTTTTGTGGGTAATGTCAATAATAAATCACGTTGCTTATTAGACATACTCATACCAAGTAACGCAACAGAGGGAAAACCTAATTGATCTAACCACATAGTATCTAAAGTACCTTCTGTTACACAGACAGTATCGCAAGGTTTAATATACTTTTGACCAAATAATACATGGGATTTCTTTAATCCTTTTGAGTACAGATACTTAGGAATCATTTTTTCTTGTCTAGTAATCCACCCCACAGTTCTAGAATCCTTATCTTGTATTGGAATAACTAATCCATTAGAAGGAGTTATCCTACAACCCCATTTACTCATAGCTGCCTTATTAAACCCTCTATTAAATATCCACCTAGGTACAACACCTGCTTTATAAGGTATTGTTACTGTAGGTAATGGTAAATCTTCTTGATGTTGCATATCCGGCAGATTAAATATACTGCTTCTAACAGTGTGTTTATAATCAGTAAGATATAACTTTACTTTTTTAAAATCCCAATTCATGTATTCTTTAATAAAACTTATCAAGCTTCCCTGACCACATCCAGCAAAACAAATCCATAAACCTTTTTCAGTATTTATGGAACATGATTCTGATCTATCATCATGAAAAGGGCATAGTATAGATACTTCTTCATCTCCAACAGGCACATCTATATTTAGATTAAGTAATGCTTGTATCCAATCTACTTCCATGTTATTTAGACGTTGAGTATATCCTGTAGATATAACCATTTGCCTCCTTCCAAAAACCGTTTGGAAAAGTTGTACCACATTGAAAACAATATGGATCATTCTTAACTAACCCCAATACTTCTTTTTGTAGTAAAGAATAGTGATCGACTACAGTTAACCCTACGGGTAATATTCCCCCATCAGAGCATTTACCGCATCTTGTTTTAATTAAACGTGTCATGATTCTCCTCTATTCTACCTTTATCTACATCCCAAATAAATTCGGTAGTTGAAGCTCCTAAGTCTCCATCTCTATATTTCTGAAACATAATTTCTCTTAGTTGTGGCTCATCTTCAACCATACACATTGAGATAGCAACATCTGAAGCTCTAATTAAAGCATCTCCAAACGCTACTTGTCCTGCAGTTGGTTGATTATATATGTTAGATGCATCTCTAGTAGCTTGGGTTGATGCAATAACTGTTGTGTTTGTAGACAATGCCATAGTTTTTAACCCATAAAACAATGAGTGAGACTGTTCCCACGCTGCTTTATTCTTATCTGATGTAGAAATTAAATACACTCCATCAATTATAAGTACATCAGGGCTATACTTTCGTACTAAATTAGTAATACTAGGTAACGAAATACTATCTTCTCCACTAATATGATCACATACTAATAAATTTTTAAAATTAACTTCTTCTAAAAAGCGTTTATACTCACCCTCATCTATTTGTTTTCCATTCCTAAGAGCACTGTGCGATAGTTTGTAGTTTAATGAATGTCCTAATAACACATCCATACGCAAAGCTATTGCTGATGTAGGCATTTCTGTAGATACTAATAGGGTTTTATGTCCACTACGCACCGCATCTGCAGCAAGTTTGCAACATAACCATGTTTTCCCTACTGTAGGTCTAGCATAAGTAGTAATTAAATCACCCGGTTGCCATCCAACACCTGCAGCATTAACCATGTGAAATGGGGTTCGTATACCGATTAACCCATCTCCCATTTTTCTAATAGAACTTCTACGTTGCCACTCTTCATATCTATCTAAACCACCATTATCATACTGATTAACGTCTTCATCATGTAGTATCTCTACATCATTTAGATCATCCATAATCATTCCTAATGCTTTTTTAGGATTGTCTTCTAACATCATTTGATTAGAATTAAAAGCGTTGACTATATTTCTAAACATAACCTGTTTACTAAATTCATCTAATGCATAATTAAAGTTGATTGATTGTGCATCAGGTTTAAGAGTATCAAATTTCTCTAATAATATCTCGGGTGTAGGGAACTCAGTATATTCATCAATATATTCTTGAATGAATTTATAAGTTTCTCCATGCTCCGCAAAATCTTTAGGGGAATGTGTAAAACTCTTAAAGTTACCCGAGTCACATAGACTGAAGATAACTGCAGACTCTATAAAATTAAAATTTTCCAATATTACTTCTCTTCGTTAAGTTTGTTCCTAAGTGACTTTTTCACTTTGTATATGGAGTAGTTTACCATAGTTTCTTCTCCATTGACTAACTTTTTATTAGAAATCTTTTTTAACTTATCTTCAATGTCCTTCATTGTATGGTTTTTAAACTTATCAGCTAAGAATTGTTTTTCACCTTCATCTAAGTTTAAAGACTCTAACCAATCAATAAAATCTACCTCATCTAAATTTTCATCAAGTTGTTTTACAAAGTCAATAAGTTTGTATGAATTATCATCTGAATCAGATTCCATATCTAAACTATAACTTTTAATTTTTTTACTTGCCTGTACCCATAAAGTTTTAAGTCTATTAGCCATAGCTGTATGTAAATAGGTATGGAAAATAGCGTTTCTATTAGGTTTATATAATTTAGCGGCTTTAACAACTATTAGTCTTAATTCTTGAGCTAGATCATCTCTATCAAACCCGTGTATATAAATGTTGGATACCATCTTGTTGATTTTGGGTTCCCATTTCAATATTAGATCGTTGTCTATTTGCACTATTATTTTTCCTCTTATCCTGATAACACTTTTGTGTACAGTATACATTTTTTAATTTCATTTTGTATCCTTGTACGATACGTTTTCTAGTCCTATAAAAAGGAACTGTGCACCAAGAACACGTTAATTTTGTAAATTTCCATCTAAAAGAACACTCACCTTTGTGTAATCCGTAGCGATCCGTAGTTATCTCTCTACATACTTTACAGTATACCACACGTTTAGGTTTAGGTGGGTTAGTTTCTAGGTTATTTTTTAATAAAACTTCTCTTGCATATTGTCTAGTTATACCAACTTGTTTAGCTATTTCTGCAGTTGACATAAAACGGTTGTTTTGACGTAATCTAACAACTTTATTTTTAGCCTTCATCTTCTAATGCTTTAACTTTAGCTGAAAGTTCTTGAACCGCTTTAATTAAAATACCTACGAACTCTGTGTATCTAGCCCCATATAAATCATCATCATCTGTTCCTGCCCTATGAAGTCCTCCAAAATCGTTTACACTAGTAATACCGTAATTTTTTAATACTTCCATTACTTCTTGAGCTATTATTCCATAGTGTTTTTGATTAAACTTTTTTTTACCCCCTAAAGTGGTTTCAATATTAGATTTATCTGTTTTCCACTCATATACAACGGGTCTTAAATCATTTATAAAATCTAAACCTAAAGGTATATCAGCAATGTTTTTCTTTGATCTTTCATCTGAAGTGCTTATGGTGCTATTTGTTGCAAAAATGTCATCCCATCTTCTACCATCAACTCCTAAATCAAAAGTATCATTTGCTGTAGGTATCCAACTAAAAGCTACATCACCCTTTAATTGTCTCCCTCCGATTGATCCCATAAAAGAACTCATACCGGTAGTTTCAGCAGTAGATTGATCTGATTGTTTACTTGCACCAGTTTGTATCCATGGAAGTATTGTTGGAAAAGTGCCGTGTGGTCCAGAGGCTACAGTTGCAATTCGTAATCTACGTGAAGCAAACGGTGTTGGATTAGCAAAAGCTTGCCCTCTTCCAGCAGTAGCATTATGTGTTTCAAAATTAGCTTCTGTATCTGTACAAAATGCAACTTCACTAATATTAGGATCAAAAAATACTATGTGTCTAACATCAGCTAAACCTGTAGCACCTGTATCAGTAGCATCCATTGTAGCATTAAGTCCGAATGTAGCATTATTAGTAGACCCTGCAGCAATTTTAAAAGACCTACCTCCTACATATAAATAACCTTCGGTCCATTGTACGTCAACAGCAGTTTCAGAACCCCCTGCTTGCCCACCTTTAAATATACCTGTATAGTGTGCGGGTTCTAAAAGCCCAAATCCTAATTGGCTATCATCAAAACCATCATCTCCTGAATCATCTAAATCTTTTGCATAATCCGGTCTTTCAAAAGCTATGACATCTTGTCCAGTACCTTGACGTTGACCTACAGTTTCTATATCTGTATAAGCACTACCTCCAGATTCATAATAAGTCATTGCTGTTACTAAAGCATTACCCCCAGTAGTTGCTGTAATACCATGATAAGTAGATCTAACTTTTACTACATGCCCGGTTCTTAATGGTACATGTAATCTATAATAATTACCATTAGATACAGTACCAGAATTTAACATAAACGTAAGTTGAGCTGCAGAATTAGCAGTTGTGACTTTAGATAAATACCCAAAAGTATCAACATCTCCGTGTTGTGCTGTTAATTTTCCAATAGAATGCCCAGCTCTTAATCCTAATTGTGTAAAACCAACTCCCAGACCAATACCATCACTTGTAGTAACCGAACCTCCCATAGTATTATCGTATAATTCAGTCACTGTTTTTGAACCATCAGCTGTAGTAGCAATTGTATCTCCTGAATCGCCTGTATCAATAACATTTTCCCAAGTACTGCATGGATAACTATTACTAATTTGAAATCTACCTCTTACTTTTGGTATACTTTTTTGAGCGAATCTGGCGGCTACAGCTTCACGAATATTATTGAAATTTTCTTCTATTCCAAAATCCATAGTAACCATAACTTTTTGTTCTAATACTTGTTGAGGTCTAAAAACATCAACTGCTTCAGGATCAGTAACGCTAGTTAAAGTAAAAAAATCCGCATCTGCAGCTGTATCTAGAAATAAATTTTCACCTGCAACCACTTGTTTTGCAGCTGTTAAAGTACTAGTACCACTTAATAAAGCGAATCCTGCAAGAGAACCTCCAACGCTAGNNCCAGTGCTTGCAAATTGTAAGTATCCAATTACATTGTCATCGGCATCTACAACTCTAGGTTTCCAACTTGANGGGCTAAGTGAATTTAAATTAAGATCGTGTACTCCGTTAGTCCCGTCTGCATCATCGGCATCAGCAACTATTTTTTTACCNCCAGTTGATCCACTAGCTCCATCAAATGCGGCTCCTAATGATTGCCCCCCGCTTGATTTAGTTACTCCTATATAATTAAAAAGTTCAAATTCTAAATTACGTATTTTACCTGTATGGGAATCTGTCCAACGAGCATTTATAACATTAACTTTATCTACATCTAAATTATCAAAAGAAGCTCCTGATTTCATTAATCTAGTACCACCGTTTTCAGTTACAGGGTCTGATTCAAAATAATATTGAAAAGTTAAATTTCCTGTAGATGGGCTAGTACTTTCTGCTATACCCGGTGAAAATCCAGATTTAGCATAGGTTAACATTTTTGGTGGATTATGTGCTGTAGAAACACTAGTAAAGTTGTCATTTATGTTAAGTTGATATCCATATGTATGAGTACCTAATTGATCAGTTAATGCTAATCTTGAAATAGCTTTTAAAAGATAGTTATTAGAACCCGCAAAACTAATTTTTGTTCCTCTAGCGTTCAGATTTCTATCAAATCTAGAATCTTCAAAAACTGCTTCACTACCACTTACTCCCGGAGTAGTTGTTACATTGTGTTCTTTTACTGCCGCAGAACCACTTCCTGCTGGGGTAATACCAGAAAATTGAAATCGTCTAACTAATAATTCAATAATACTTGAAATTTTAGCATCTGCTACATCAGCAAATGCAGTGCTATTAGCTTTATTTATATTTTTTATTTCTACTATTGCATCTTTTCCAACAGTTTTAATTCTACCCATTTCATAGAAAGCGTCTGCTGCAGTAATTTGAAGTGTATTACCTTCGTTTAAAGCGTGTTGTTTTGTAACTCTAATAATTTTACCTGAAAATAAAACAGAATAATTTACTCCATGCACTACTTTCAATGGGGTACTTTCTTTTAGTAGCCCATCTAGTAAACCTATAGTAAATTTAGTTGTAGCTGAAAAGTTAGATAGTGTTAGTTGTAGTGTTCTAGGTTTGTACATATTTTCTTCAATAGTAAAACTTTGAGCTAAACTAAGACCATCGCTATCAATTAATTCTGACCATGCAAAAATGTCTGAATTATCAGCGTGTGCTGCTGCAGCCCCTCCAATCTCTCTACCATGAACAGTTCCATTTTTAGTATTTTGATATTCTCCCCTATCTATAGTAATAGCAGTATCAGTAGAACCCGTAATAGCTGATACAGTCATCATTTCAGTGCCAATAAGCACATCCATACCATTAATCATCCTATGTCCTGAATCAACAGTCATACTAGTTACAGAATCATTTGCAATTGCCGCCCCTAACTGACCTACCTTCAACCACGCATATATTTTAGATGCTCTGTGAATTAGTGGATCAGTCATTATGAATCCCTTTTCCTTGCTACAAACACTAGTGTAAAAGCAAACCTATCTTCGGTAGCAGGTGCTAAATCAAATCTACCTTGTGAAATAGCTGCTTCATAAGCTGCGACAGCTGTGCCTGTACCATCGGAAATCATAATTTCTACTTTAGAAGCACTTTCATCATAAAATTTACTTGTTATAAAATCTTCTAATTCTTCTTTACTTGGCACAGTATACACAGTGCTACTATTTCTAGTGGGTCCAGCAACATTTTCTGAACTTCCCGGAGCTGTGGTATCTACTATACCAGTAACAGTAACTGTAGGTCTAATTTGACCGAAATCTAAAAGTTTTGGGTTTCCCCCACCCGGTAATGGAATTTGAACAGGAGTCTTAACATAGTTAATAGAAAAAGAATCAGCTTTTAAAGCAAATCTTTTTTCACTTGAGGTTAATCCATCATATAAACATATTGCTAATGACATTATCTACCACCTTGTTTTACTATTTCTCTATCATATCCGTAAGCGTCAGTTTCAGAAGAGCCTACAAATCCCGCACTATCACTACTAACATAAGGAGA